AGGTAGTTGAGCGGGAGTACATGATGCAGATGTATTCAGCCGGAAAGCTCGAAGGCATAAAAGAAGGTCCGCAAACAGCTAACGAATATTTTACCGAGACTTATGGCAACTAAGACAGTAACTAAGACAGCCGTTCAATGGCTGATTGAATCTATTAATAAAAAAATAGATTTGACCACATTGAAATATTGGGACGAAATTGATGCAATAGTTCAACGAGCCAAGGAAGTTGAAAAAGAGCAGATTGTTGAGGCGTTCAATGATGGGGCTCTTGACGGTATTCAATTGGGAGAGCAGTATTATAAATTCACTTACAATAAATAACATCATGAACGGATACATTAAAATAAAAACAATCAATCTTGAGCCTGATAAATTTGGCAAGCACATCAAGATTACAAGAGTTGGCATCTATGATGAGAATGATAAATGGATTAAGTGGCTTCCATTAAACCAACAATTGGCTGACTTTTTTGAACAGCAAAAAATAAATGTCCTAATCAATCCTGATGTCCTATGACACGCGAAGAATACATAACCTACCCAGCAGTAAGCGCAAGCCGAATCAAACGGCACTACACCGGAGACATCAGCTACGCTAAGGCATCGCTTAACTATGGCAAGGACTTCCACTACTCACTACTTGAATGCGAGTATGAGACAATGGGCGATGCAGTGCGCAACACCTACGATGCAATTCACCAGGTCGAGCTGCTTGGTGAGCTGTTCGACAAAAGCGAAAAGGAGCGCATCGTTGTCACTGAGCTGACCTTCGGGGATAAGACCGTGCTCGCCAAGGGTGCGATGGATATCTGCTGGGATGACATGAAGATTATCGCTGATGTGAAGACCACAACGGCGAAGAACCTGCAAGCCTTTGCCGATGACATGATAAAGCACTTCAACCATGTGCAGGCTGTGTGGTACTGCATGCTGATGGGCTGGGATCCGAAAGACTTCTACTACATCGGAGTGCCTCCAAAGGTTAAGAAGTCGGGGCAGTTCAAAGACCTCTACCTCTACCGCCATAACCAGCAAGAGCTTGACCATGCTTACGAGCTAATCGCAGGCTTTCTCAATCAATTCGATGGCAACTATGGGAAGTAAGCGACACGGCCAGCTGGTCATCGATTACGTTGTTGAGTATTACTCGCACACCAAGACGGCAGAGATCGCCAAAGTGCTTGGCATATCTGAGTCGAGCGTTTATAACATCGCATTCAGGCTCGGGCTAAAGAAAGCGCCTGAGTACCTCAGCGAAATACATGGCGCAATGGTGAAAATGGCTGGCAAAAGACACCGATTCACTAAAGGCCACACCCCTTGGAACAAAGGCGTGAAAGGCAACAACAATGCACCCGAGTATACGCACTTTAAGACTGGCCACATTCCAGCAAATTACAAGCCTGTGGGCTGGACTCGCATCGATGCTGAAGGCTATCACTGGACAAAGGTTAAGGAAGGGCTCAATGGCTGGGTGATGACTCACCGGCTTGCCTGGGAAATCGAGAACGGACCAATCCCGAAAGGCAAATTCCTTCGCTTCATCGATGGCAATAAGGAGAACTGGCAAATCGAGAACCTCATGCTGGTAGATCGCGAAAGCAACATGCGACTTAATACCATACATCGCTATCCTGAAGAGCTCAAATCAACAATGAAAATTCTTTCTAAACTAAAACGTAAACTAAAAAATCATGGCAAGGAACAAGATTGAACACCTAAGAGACCACCTATTCGAAGTAATCGAAATGCTTAAAGATGGTGACATGGAAATCGAAAAGGCGAAAGCCATCACTGATGTGGCTCAGACCATAATCAACTCTGCAAAGGTTGAGGTAGATTTCATCAAGACAGTACACGGCAATGGCTCGGACTTTATACCAATGGATAAAAGACTGGACGCATGAAAAAGCAGACGCGTTTATTAGTTCAATTTGTTAGCGATGATCCATTTGGAGGAAAGCTTGAAGAGCTGGGTATATTTAAAACACCTGACGAAGCTTTTAAGGCTGCTATGCCTTACATGAATGATATCACAGTAAAGGCGATTTTTATAAATCATGACAAACAGTGGTTTCAAATATCATGACCCTTCGCCCCTACCAGGAGACTTTCATCAATAACATCGCAGCGAGCCTGCGCAGCAATCGCAAGGTGGTTGCGCAGCTCGCAACTGGTGGAGGCAAAACCGTGTGCTTTTCTGCGATTTGCGACCGCTTCACAGCACGCAATAGCACGGACATCCTAATCCTTGTGCATCGTGAAGAACTGCTCCATCAAGCTTCACGCGCCATCGCATTACCCACACAAGCCGTGACCGCTGGCATGAAGTCAATCCCACATGCTCGAGTTTATGTGGCAATGGTTGAGACTGCTTATAAACGGCTTGACAAGTTCACCAACATCGGGCTGGTCATTGTCGATGAGGTGCATATCGGCAATTTCACAAAGGTCATCGATCACTTCACATCTCAGTATATCATTGGCTTTACAGCAACGCCATTGGCAGCTCGCAAGACCAATCCATTGCTCAACTACTTTGATGACATTGTATGCGGCATCGATATCCCCGACCTGATTGAGCAGGGCTATTTATGCCCTGAGCTGACCTACTCAGCCGCTCAGATTGTCGACAGGGCAAAGCTAAAGATGAAAGCTGGCGAGTTCGATGCAGCCCAGATGGCAGCTGCATTCAAAGCACCTAAGTACATCGAGACAACAGTGAACGCCTACAAGGCACACTCACTTGGCCGCAAGACCATAATCTTCAATTGCAATGTCGAGCACTCGATGGCCGTCAATGCAGCATTCCAAGCCGCTGGCTTCAACTCGCGCCATCTCGATGCTGGCTCGCCTGATCGCTCTGAGGTGCTCCAATGGTTCGCCAACACACCCGATGCAATTCTCAACAACATCGGCATCGCAACCACCGGATTCGACCAGCCAGACATCGAGACCGTCATAGTAAACAAGGCCACAGCATCAATGCCGCTTTGGCTTCAGATGTGCGGGCGTGGGGCAAGGCCGCATAATGTCAAGCTCGCATTCACCATCATAGACCTTGGAGGGAACTGCATGACACATGGCCTCTGGTCATCGCCTCGCAATTGGAGCGATATCTTCCACAACCCGAAGAAGCCAGGCAATGGAGTAGCTCCAGTTAGGCAGTGCCCAAAGTGCGGAGCTCTGCATCACACCGCAAAGAAGGTATGCGATGCGCAATATATCGGAATGTTGTTTCCTTGCGGCCATGTCTTCCCAGTAATCAAGCCAAAGGACGAGGCCATCGAGAAGTTTATCCAAGTCAGCAAGGCTATTGATGTAAAAAAACTAATCGAATCAAAGGCACATTATAAAACATACCACTCTCTGCATGTATTAGTTGAGCAAGTTTTTAACAGTGCTAAAAAGATAACTCCCGAAATCACCCCCATAATTCAAGAAAAAATTCATGAACTTGCAAGGCTCTGGTGCAAAGAGCATAAAAAGCGATTTGATGCCTATCACCGGAATTTTGTAGACGATAAATTACACACACTATGCTCATCTCACAATACAAAAACATCTATGACAGTCAAGACATTGACATCGAACTCAGCTCCTTTCTGGAAGGAGTCAGAACCGGAAAATGGCAGGACATAGTCTTGCAAGTTCGCGCAACTCCCGACAAGGAAGAGCGCGACAAAAAGAAAAAATCCGCACCGCTTGTCACCATCAGCGGCTCATTCTCGGCCCGAAAGGATGATGCCATCCGAGCGCACTCAGGATTCATCGCCATCGATATCGATAACATCGACAATCCTGAAGACACCAAGAAGCTCGTACAGGGCGATTCTTACGTTTATGCTGCGTTTACTTCCATAAGTGGACATGGACTATGCCTGATAATGAAAATCGATGGCACACGCCATCTCGATGCGTTTAATGGCATCGCATCTTACTTATACCACACCTACCAACTCATCGTTGACCAGTCAGGCAAAAACGTATCGCGTGCTCGCTTCATCTCTTATGACCCTTGGATTCACATCAACACCAAGGCCGTCATGTTTAAGAAGTACCTCGCCAAACCGAAGGAGCGCAAGCTCGCAAAAGTCGCGGTAGTCAAAACCGACTTCGATGCCATGATTGCCGCGATGGACCGCAAAGTGCTTAACCTCTGCGAAGATTACTCCGAGTGGATTCAAATCGCCTACGCACTGGTGTCCGAATTCGGGGAAGGTGGTCGCGACTACTTCCACACGCTGTCATCGCATTCTTCCAAGTACAACTCCGATGATTGCAATGCGCAGTACACAGCCTGCCTGAAGAACCACAGCGAAAGCAAGGGCAAGCGGTCCACAATAGCAACCATATACTACCACGCAAAGCAAAACGGCATACAAGCCTACTCCGAACAGACCAAGGAGATTCTCCGCGCTGCGAGCTCGCAACGTGCCGCTGGGCTTTCGCCTGAAGCCATCGTCAAGTCGCTCGAAGTGGCAGGCATCAGCCCGGAAGAAAGCACGAAAGTTGTCAATGAGATAGTAGCAAAGGATATTAAATTCAAATCGGAGAACGTAAGCGCTGACATTGCGGCATTTATCCGAACTTTTGACCTTAGAAAAAACGTAGTTACGCGCAAGATTGAACTCAATGGAAGGGCCATCGATGACAGTGACATTAACTCGATTTTTCTCGATTGCAAAGCCGTATTCAAAGAGTCCACAAAAGACCTTGTGACTTCCATTATTTTCTCCAATCGCATCGAGACATACAACCCGCTGCATGAGTTCTTTGAGGATGAACTGCACACCGAGGACGAATGCCCGAACCTTACCCATCTGCTTAACAGCGTAATCACTGACACACCAAATGCAGACAAGTGGATCTGCAAATGGCTGGTCTCAGTGGTGGCATCTGCATATGGCAATCACTCGCCATTGGTGCTCATATTCTCCGGTGAGAAGCAAGGCACAGGAAAGACACATTGGTTTCGTTATTTGCTACCCAAGCAGCTCAGGTACCTATTCGCTGAGTCGAAGATGGATGCCGGAAAGGATGACGAGATTCTCATGTGCCTGAAGCTAATAATCCTCGATGACGAATATGGTGGTAAATCCAAAAAGGAAGAGAAGCGACTAAAGGAACTAACATCGAAGGAGTTCATCAACGTGCGCGAACCCTATGGCCGCGTGTCGCTCGACCTTCGTAGGCTTGCAGTTTTTTGCGGTACATCGAACGAAACGCAGATACTTAACGATCCAACTGGTAACCGTAGGCAGATACCTATTCACATACTTGGGATTGACCAAAATGAATACAACAAGTGCGATAAGGTTGCCCTATGGCGTGAGATTTATGCCATGTATCGCAACGGCTGGGATTACACAGTATTGCGCCAAGATATCGAAGAGCTCAACGAATCAACCAGCGCATTCAAGCATTCAACACCTGAAGAGGACCTAATCTACAAGAAGCTCTCACCTGGAAGCACATCGAACTATGGCGAGTGGATGTCACTTACCGACATTCAGCAATTCCTAATTCTGGAGACGAAGTTCAATTACCTCAACACGCAGCGTATCGGCTCACTGTTGTCTGCACTCGGATATCAAAAGGACCGAAAGACTAAAGGCAATTCAAAGGTTACAATGTACTATGTGGGCAAAAATCTCATCTAACTGGACAACTTGGACAACTTGCTCAAAAGTAAGTTGTCCGCTTGAACACCCATATTTTACAACACTTTCAGCCAATATGGACAACTTACAACTTACTTTTATACCTTAACAATATATATACACACACACACACATGCACACACACACACACACATGTTATAGTAAAACGCCTTTTTTTGGCACTAAGTTGTCCAAACCGCTGAAACACTTGACAGCTTTGGGATTCAAGAGATTTTTTGTTAATCATTGGACAACCTCAAGGTTGTAAGCTGTCCTGTCCATGAGCGAAGTAAAAGCCCAATCCAAAGCATTCACAAACCTATGGAACGCCCGCCCCGACTTGCGTGGAAGAGTATTCGCCATCAATAACAACAGCGTGAACGGCATCAAGGGTGCAATGAACAAAGCGATGGGAGTTGTGCCTGGCGTTGCCGATATGTGCTACCTGAAGCCGGAAGGTCGGACATGCTGGATTGAATGGAAGACAGACACCGGCAAGCAGTCGGAAGAGCAAAAGCGATTTGAGAAGATTTGCCGATCACTCGGCCATGAGTACCACATAGTGCGCAATGAAGAAGAATTCTTAAACATCATAAACCATGACTAAGTACGACAAGATAATTCACTACATGACCGAGATGCGTCCAGATGAGGCAACGCTTGTGGATGGGCCGCTAACTTATACCTCAACGCAACAGGCGCACCAATCGCTTGCGAGGTATCTCACAACAGCTGCGCATGGCACATCAGTGCATCGCACATACACGATTAAGGCATTGAACTGGCTGAGGCTTCTGCACAAGAATAACATTAATTTGCAAAACAGAAACAAATAAATAACTTTGCACACATGAACACAGAAAAAAGAGGCGGTAGGCGATCAGGTGCCGGGCGAAAGTCGATGTACGGCGAAGCTATGTCAACGATATCCTTCCGCGTTCCACTATCAGCAAAAGAGACCGTGCGCATGATGGTCCGCAATTATCTTTCGAGCTTGACGATTAAACCAAAGAAACACGAACCTGAACACGGTTGCTGAACTTTGGCACGATAACTGCAATACACAATCAAAACACACACACTATGACAGAATACCAAGAATACAAAGAGCAGATGTGCTTAAAGCACTTCGGGATTGAGACAGAAAACCTCGGGCATCCGAATTCCTTCAGATACCTCAGAGACATGCAATATGCTCCAGCGAACAATCACCCAATTGATGACGATGACGAAGAGCCAGAACTTGATTGGATAGACTTAGATTGCATGCGATATCACTCACGCAAAGATGACTAACCAAACCACGAGACTCAGAGCCGGCATGTTTGTCGACTCTGAGTACATGCGCGACCATTGTTATTTTGGTTACTTAACGCATCCGGCACTCGAGTATGACATCGCAGTTGGCATCACCATTGACGATGTTCGCAAGTTCAGCAAGATTAACAAACTTGTTCTGAGCAAGGAGCGCGATGTCGAGTACAAGCTCGGCATCCTATTGCCAACCTCTGACAAAAGCGGCATTGAGGGCTTCACGGCAAAGGCTTTCATCGATGGTGGCCTGCATGACTTATTCATCTACCAATCGCAGTACCAAGAGATAGTTGAGCGAGGCTTCAGCATCAACATCACTCAGGAAGGTAAGATGTACGAAAATTTAGTAAATTTGTAAATTATGCCACTATTCCAAGGAGACAGTCAAGAGGTCATTTCGATGAACATCCGCAAGCTAATAGGCGAAGGATATCCACCTCAGCAAGCGGCTGCAATCGCACTGGCTGAGGCTGAGAAGTACCGCAAAGCACGCAGAAGGTAAACAACGACAAAACAGCGATGCCAAAGCCGGAAAACATAGAGCCGCATAAGTTCAAGAAAGGGCAGACAGGCAACCCTAATGGGAGACCGCGTAAGCTGCCAGAACTCAGCAAGCTAATGGCTGACATCTTGGGGGATGAGAAGAACGGACTGAGCACAGCGGAGCGCATCCTTAAGGCGATTGAGGCCAAGGCATTACGTGGCGATATAAAGGCAGCTGAGATGCTTCTCGACCGAGGCTACGGCAAGCCTAAGCAGACCAACGAGACCACGCTCAAGACTACCGAGCCGCTTGTGATTATAAGAACAGTTGAAAAAGACAAAGGCAATGAATGAAATTTGGAAAGCATTTAACGCAGAAGCTGAGGTTTCAAACTTTGGCAACGTAAGAACAATTGACCGAAAGGTTAAATATTGTGATAAGTACATCAATGTAAAAGGCCGTACATTAAAGCCAGCAGCAGATAAAAAAGGATATTTAAGAGTAGCCTTCAAGCATGAAGGAAAGCATACTACATTCAAAGTTCATCGATTAGTTGCTCAACTATTTGTAAGCAACGATTTGAATAAGCCAATGGTTAACCACAAGGACGGCAACAAAAAGAACAACAATTTTCAAAACCTTGAATGGATGACTAACGCGGAGAATGTTCAGCATGCGTTTGACAACGGCTTGATAAAAGCTAAGCGCCTGCATGAAAGCCCGAGAAGCAAGCAAACAAAAGAGGGCATTGAGTTCATGTATTTTCTTAGGGGTTTAGGCATGAGCTATAATTCAATTGCAAACGAAGTTGGAGTTTCTAAAAGCGTTGCAATGAAAAACATTAAAAACTATGAACTTTACGCTAACGCCAACACAAACTAAAGCCTACGATATGGCTATCAACGAAGACTGCCGAGTTGTGGTTTTCGGTGGTGCCATACGATAATCGCCCCTGCTGGCAACGGTGGGGGCAAAGTCCCGTGGTGGCAAAACGTATTGGCTGTTGCTAACTCTCAGCTACCTCGCGCTGCAATACCCGCGCAGCCGATGGGTGATTATTCGACGCAGCCTGCCCGACCTGAAGCGCACAACCTTCCCGAGCTTCAACTCGATACTTGACGATGGCGTGAATCAGTACGTGGAAAGTTGGAACCGCGACACGCAAGTGGTGACATTCATCAATGGCAGTGAGTTGCTGTTCATGGCAGAGAGCTTTGACGATGACAAAGACCTCAACCGCTTCAAGGGGCTCGAGGTGAACGGCGCTGGCTTGGATGAAGTTAACGAGCTGCAAGAGCAGACATTCTATAAGGTGCAAGAGCGCATCGGTAGTTGGAACAAGGCAATAGGCCAGCCGCCGATCGTGTGCCTGGCAACTTGCAACCCGGCCAACAACTGGGTGAAGTCAATCATTTACGAGAGGTACAAGGAGGGCACGTTGCCCGAGCGGTGGACATTCATCCCGAGCAAGATTACCGATAACCCGCACATACCCGCTGAATACCTCGAGAGCCTGAAGGAGTTACCGCCCGTGCAGTACGCCCGATTCGTGGAGGGGGATTGGGATGTGATGGACGATGTGGCGAATCCATTCCTCTATGAGTGGGATGATGCGAAGCACATCGATGACAGCGTGCAGCTGAACCGCAATATGCCAGTGCACATCAGCGTTGACTTCAACATCAACCCGCTGTGCGCGCTTGTGATGCAGCACGTTGGCAGAGGCGCTGTGGTGGTGGATGAAATAAAGATTGAGAAGGGCAGCGTTGATGCGTTCTGCGATACTGTGCTTGCGCTCGGCATCCCGATGGGGCTGATACGCATCACAGGCGATGCGATGGGTAAGGGTGGCACGGTGCAACAGCGAGATAACTCAAGCGCCTACACCATGATAAAGCGGCGGCTCGGTATGAGCGATAGCCAGTTTCTGATTCCGGCTAACCCAACGCACTACAATAGCCGCATCGATTGCAACGCTGCATTGCGCAAGCTCGACATCCGCGTGAACTCAAAGCGGTGCAAGGGATTCGTGTTCGATGCGAAGCAAGTGCAGTGCGATGCCAATGGCAGCATCATAAAGACCAATCGAAAAAACATTGCCGAGCGTGCTGACTTCTTAGATTGTTTTCGTTACTTTGTCAATGCAATACTAAAGCGATACTTATGAGCGTATGTTCACCATGTTTCGATTCAGGCATCAGCGTTGCAGCTTGCAATGGCGGCATTCAGTTCGGCTATGTAACACCGGAGGAAAGCTACACGATAACCATAACGCACAACGCAACCAAGCGCATGCAGACCTTTATTGCAACATCCGAACTGGATGGCACACTGATGATCGAGGGCGCGAAGATTGACGCGCTGCAAGGCTACACGATTAGACTTGATGGCTGTGCAAAGTTCACCATCTGCGAAGTTGAGTATGACTGCATCAGCTTCAGCGTAGTGAATAAGGACATCGTGACTGAGGAACCCGCTTTTGTAAACTTACTCGAATGCTTGGACTGCTAAAGAAACTAAAGAGCATCGCACACGGCTGGGCGCTGTGGGCGTTCGACACCAAGGAGAGCCGCGAGGTATCGAAGCCGCGCATGGAGATTTGCAAGACATGCCCATACCGCATTAAGCTAACTGACACTTGCCGCGAATGCGGATGCTTCCTCCCCGCTAAGACCAGAGTGCCTGATGAAACCTGCCCGCTGCTCCGTTGGTGACATGATGACCGGCTTCATCTTGGTTAGTGCCTTGCAGCACAAGGATGAAGTGGACGAGCTGCTCGACAAGGACGAGCGATGGCTTGACCTGATTATAAACACCAGCGACATCAGCGTGGTGTATGAGGATGAGAGCGCAGAGCGGACATTCATAACGCTAATGAGCAACGATAAAGAGATTACCACAAAGAACACACTGGATGAAATTATTCAAAAGATTAGGCGAGCGACTTCGATCAACATTTACTCGCAGTAAGAAGCAGAAGCCATTGCGCCCGATGGTTGAGTTATTCAAACACGAAGGGCATACCTACTATCGATTCCCGAAGGAACTCAACCTACCGCTCGAGAGGTTCTCCATGAGCATGAGCCTAATGGAGCGCATCAGCTCTGGGCTATCCGGCAGCGAGATGGAGCGCATACTTAGCGGCATGGAGAAGGCATTGAGTGCTGGCTTGAGCAACCCAAAGAACGCAGCCGTAGTGGCTGGCTATATCCACGTAATACGCGAGCGGCAAGATACAGTCATCCATCGAGACCTATTGCTTAACCTTGCTGCGACATGGGTGGTGCTTGACGATGAAGACCCCGGCGTTATCGACCCGACTATCCATCAAAAGAAACTTGAGTTATTCGAAGCGATGTGCAAGGAGGCTTCGCACGATTTTTTTACTCGCTTGGATATCGCTCCGCTGATGCCATTGTTAACTATGTCTCCACAAGACTTTCAGATATTGTGGGAGTACAACGTGGAGGAACAGCGAAAGCTGACACAAGCGCTCAAGCATCTCAATACTCACCTCGATACCGGGCGAAAAAAGTAGTCGATGACCTAAGGGCTCAAGTGATGGATTTGTGCGCTGGCAACATCGTTGAGTTCAATACTCTTATGGCTTCCGATGTTTCAACTTATTTGCTTAAATTTGAGCTGTTCATAAAGCAGCAAAAAAATGGCATCAGCAAAGGTTGAGATAATTTACGAAGCCGAAGCATCCAGCCTCAAGGCAACGGTCAACGAAGTAATCAAGGCCAATGATGCGATTGTTACCGATACGAAGGAAACAACGAAGGAGGTCAGCGATGAATACAAGAAGATTGGAGCCTCCGCTTCCGCTGCCTTTGGCGGCACTCAAGTAAAGGCCGCACTCGATCAGCTCAACAAAGAATCGGATAAGCTAACGGCCAACCTCAAGGAGTTGCAGAAAGAGCAGATACTACTTGTCGGCTCCGGCAATAAACTTACCAAGTCTTACCAGGATAACATCAAGGCACAGGCCGCGCTGAAGAGTCAGATAAGCCAAGTCAATCAGGAGCAAGCGGAATTGAATCGCACCTTCGGCCAGACCGAGGAAAAGCAAAAGACATTGACCGGGCAGTTGCGTGGACTCAAGCAAGAGCTCGCGTTACTCGAAGAGCAGGGCAAGGATAACACTGATGAGTTCAATAAGTTGTTATTCACAGCGGCAAAGCTCGAGGACCAAATCGGCGATACACGCGAGCGTGTGCGTGTGCTGGCATCTGACACGTTCAAGTTCGATGCAGCGGTAGGCGCAACGCAAGCTCTGGCATCAGGCTTCGAGGTTGCGCAAGGTGCGGCGGCTTTGTTCGGTTCGGAAGGCAAGGAGTTACAGGAAGTGATCGCGAAGACCACAGCTGTGACTGCCATCGCTAACGGCGTGAATGACCTGGCTAATCAAATCACTGGGCAAGGTCCGCTCAAGCTTGCGCTGTATGCTGCTGGGCAAAAGGCTGTTGCTGTTGCCACTGCCATCAGCACCGGAGCAATCAGCGCATTCAGGGTGGCATTGGCTGCGACTGGCATTGGTTTGTTCATCACTGGCGTTGCTTTGCTTGTAACCAAGTTACAAGATGCCGCAGCAAATCAGGCATCACTTAATCGCAGCTTGGAGTTATCTAAGGCCGCTGCTGAAAATTCAAAGAAAGCAATTGAAGAATTAAGGAATGCACAACTTGATTCAGCTACCAGAACATTAATTGCAACGGGTCAATTAAGCCAAGCAGAGGCTGACAGACTTGAAAGTATAAAAGGTATAAGAAAGCAAGTAGATGAAAACATAAATGTAGAACTTGCAGCTCAAGCAAAGCTAATTGTAGAAAAGCAAAAATTAGAACAAAGGCTTGCTGTATTCAAAGACGCAGTTGATGGCGATGTAATTAGAAAGCAAAGAAAGAATATACAAGACCAGATTGACAACCAAGAGGCTGAGATTAAGAAGAGCCAAGAGAATATTAGACAAATTAGGCAAGCAGGCTTGTTAAGTGAAGCTCAGTTTAATCAGGCGTTAAGAAGCGAAGAATCAGCTAAGGACAGAGAGGAAGCACAGAAGCTCGCCGATGACGCTGCGAAGCAAGCCAAGGCCAATGCTGAGGATATAGCAAAAGCACAGCGTGAAACATTCAACGCGTTGCGACAAGAGACAGCTTCATTGCAAATTGCTTTCGATAATCAAGTGGCAGAAGAGCGCAAGAAAAATGAGGCAAGGCTTCAGGTAGAACTTACTGACCTTGCAGATACATCATTGCAGACTCAGCTCGATACAAGGCTTGCATTCCTTCGTACTCTTGAGATTGAAGAAGGCAGTTCGCTGGATAGAAGGATTAACATTATCGAACTTGAAGCACAGAAGAGACAAGATGCGATTCGCAATAGTGTTGCCGACCAAACGCTTGCTAACAAGTTAATACTTGAGGACCAAGCAAAGACCGAGCAAGCCATCCGCGATGAGCGAAAGAAATCACGCGATGAAGCAATCGACCAAGCGTTTGAGATTGCAAGTGCTTCGGCTGATGCGCTTGATAGTATCTTGAAGTTTCAAAGCCAGCTAACCGAGAACCGAATTGCTGAGATACAAAGCACCAGCGAAAAGGAACTCGAAGCGATTAACAGCTCACTCGAAAGCGAAGTAGTTAAAGCCAACAAACGCGAGGCATTGGAGAAGCGCACACAATCGAAGATAGCAGCCGAAAAGCAAAAGCAAGCGCGTCAAGAGAAGGCATTGAATATCTTCCGAGCAACCATTGACACGGCTGCATCAATTGTTAAGACAGGGGCGCAGCTCGGTTATCCCGCAGCGCTTCCATTCCAAATCCTTGCCGGTATTGTTGGAGCTGCTAACATCGCAGCAATCGCAGCACAGCCATTGCCTAAGTTCAAGAAGGGTGGTATGGTAGGCGGGCGAAGCCATGAAGCGGGCGGTACATTGATTGAAGCCGAGCGTGGCGAGTACGTTGTGAATAAGAACTCAGTGATGCGCAACCGCCGCGAACTGGATGCGATTAACACATCGAGCGCAGCGTTCAAGCGGTTAATTGATGAGCGTTACGTGCGCCCTGCCATACTTAGCTATGCGATGAATAACAAGCGCGATGGCATAACGGTTAACGCTTCGCTGAACAGCAATTCGATGGAGAAAGAGCTCAAGGGATTGCGAAAGGACATGCGCAATAAGAACACCATTGTAAACATTAACGGCGGGGATTCGCGATACACATGGCAGTAGAAATTAAATTCCTTATCGACAATCTCGACCGAGGCCAGCCGCTTAACCCTGAGGACTTCGGCATTAACATTACCACAGACGATAACATCGGAGCCCGCATTGTTTCGTTCGATAATGAGTTAACCTTTGGCGGTGATGTATTCACTTATCTATACACTAAGCTCGAGACATCAGGTTACTGCGAGCTTGTGCGCGTGACCGTGCAATACCTTTGCAGCTCGGGTACCTGGGAGAAGTTGGTCGATGGCTACATCATTGTAACCGAATCGAACTTTCTGCTTGATAGGTGTCAAGTAAAGACTAAGTTATACGATGAAACCTTCAGCACTAAGATTAACAACAACAAAAGCATCCCATTCTCGCTGTCCTTATCCACATCAAAGAACGGCACACCCATAACGCCGCCAGTGATGCGGAGACTTGATATATTCAACCCGGCCACCGGAACCTATGAAGCGCAGTTTGCATTTGGATATGCGCTGTACGATGTGTTCCAGCATTTGATTAATTGCATGAGTGATGGATTAATTGACTTTGCTTCAAACTTTTTCTCATACTTTTATCCTGATTCTAGCTTACCAGTATACACGCAGGGCAATGTCCTAAGACAGCGACAGCCATTCGAGATGACTGCGACATTCGAGAAACTATATCTCGCAATGAAGCAAAAGCTAAACCTCGGCATCGGCTTCGAGAAGCAAGCGAATGGCAGACCATTGCTACGCATCGAGCCGATTGCATACTTCCAGCAATCAGGCGCATCGGCTAACCTTTACGATCAGCCGGACATCGAGATGAAGTTCGACACCACACGGCTGTATGCGGCTGTTGAATTCGGATCTGACCCATTCCTCGAACAGGCTGAGTGCGATGGTGGCAATACTGCCTGCACGTTTGTGCAAACGCCATTCAGAGGATTCAGGATTGAAACCTTTGGATTCATTGGCGAATGCAATACATCGAACGTGCTTAATGTTAAGAGCGGCGATATCATATTCGATGCGAATGTTATTGAAGATGTTATTCGCTTTGCATCGCCGAGCTATGACCTAAACAACTTCATCATTCAGTCGAGTTATAGTGCATTCTACACGCCGAACGGATTTATCGCTATCCAATTTGACCCTTATACAATAGGGCAAACCGTATACAACGGATTGTACACGAACATCAATGTCTCAGCTAATTGGTTGAGCGGTTACCCTAATAGTCTATTCAGTTTCTTGAATGCACCATTCACGCCATCACAAGCTGAGTGCGAGGTAAGAATAGGCTCATCGCCTTTCCCTGTATTCGATGCGAACGATAACTCCGTTCAAAGTTATTTTGGATTTAACGGAGTTTATATTCCGTTTTCCAATCAGTTCAATGACCCGAACAATCTTTACTCAGGCGATTCTTATGTATGCCCTTATGCGGGCGTTTACACAATAGTGCTGCAATTGATTAGAGATACAGGACTCGACCCAACTGTCGGCAATGTCGTAAACTTTTGCTCAATCGTTCGCCGCGATGCTAACGATATATTCATTGCTGAGGTTCCATCATTCCCACCTCTTACGCAAACATATCCATCATTCTCGTTGGTAACTGTTACCACTACATTCGTCTGCAATCAGGGCGATAAGATAAGCGCAAACTTCTACGCGCAAGTGCAGAACGGCACGAACATACCGATAAGGATTGCGAATACAACTGGAGGCGGTGGCCCTGTTAGCTTTATGGACATCACAGCCGTTCCATTAAACGCGAACAACCCAGACCAAGACCTCGACCCAGTTAACATCGACGATGTGCAAGCCTACCTCTACAAGTTCAAGCGCCCGCTATCGATGGCAGAGATTAACGCCATCACATCGGAGACATCCAAGCCGATACAACTGGGGCGCAGGGATGACAGCCTTGCCGTGATTGACACCTACATAAAAAACATTCAGATTGAGTCAGTGATGCGCAAGGCCGCGCAATTCGAACTACGTTCAAACAAACTACTTCCATGAGCTATACATCGATACCCAACCAACCGATAATATTCAATACTCAACTGCCCGAGGTATGCGAGGGATGCGGCTCTGAGTTCGCGCAGCTTGCCGACTTCAATGATCAACTGTTCTGGCAGCTCGAAGCAGGGGAGTGCGGTTACTTGCGATTCAATGAGATTGTGGTTGTCAATGATGCGACTGTTGATGGCTTTAACATAACCTTTCCCGGCAGCAATGACGATACCGCACTTGTTGCATATACCTTCTTCAAGTTCATCAACTGCCTCGAGTATAAGCTAACAATCACAATCAATACCGGCTCGGTCGGTACGCTTATCGTTGGCTTTACCAATGGTGATTCGGTGAACATCAGCGCGGTGGGTACGCACACGATTTACCTCAAGGCTCTCGACATCCCTGCCAACACCAACAGCAACATTCAGGACTTAATCATTGCCACGAATAACACCGTCCAAGAGTTCATCGGAAGCGTTACCATTGATGAACTCCAACCCAATTGCAACGGCGCGTTATTCGCGGGCATAGTGGATGCTACAACGCTGGCAGTGGTTGATCGGCTCGACCCAGTGCTTACAACGAAGGACCAATACCTCACGGCGGGCATTGCCTTGGCTGATTACGAACTTGAGCCTGGCTGCTATCGGTTAGCGATTGCGGACTTCTGCACCAACACTTGCGGGCAGTATTACATTTACAATCCATACTTCAACGATTGGGGTGGCTGCATCGATTGCCCGCCGCTTGGGTGGGATAACGTGGCTGTTGTGGGCGGCGACACTTGGAACATCGGCGGCGGCGAAGCACAGATTGACCTGACGGCAATCGGCAATGCCACAAGCCTTGAGTCGATTACTGAGCTTTGCGAGGATACGGATTACTATGTGACTATTGAAGTGGATTCGATTGTCAATGCACGGCTACGGCTTCAGGTCGATGGGGTTAACTACGCCACAGCAATAAGCACAGCGGGCACGTATAACTTCACTATAACGGTAACGCAGAGCGGAGCATTGAGCCTACTCGGTTCGCAGTTTGGTGCTTCGCTCGATGGCGAGATAACGGTTACGCGCATCACGGTGCGAGCTGATAAGAACTGGGCGAAATATGACAAGTACAGCGACCTGATTCAGATTGGTGACTTCACGGATGAATGCCGATTTTTCAAGATTGAAGGCTGCAATGGTGAGAGCCAATTCGGGCTCGGCTTCAGCGGAACATCATTCTTGCCAGGCATCCGATTGGAGGGGCGCAGATTCCAACCGCAATACGATACCGATAGCGACCTCTTCAGATACGCATCGGGTAGATGGCAGGCGAGCTTTGTCGACCGTAAAAAGAAACTAAGCTACCACTTCGGGCGCTTGCCTGAGTACGTGCTCGACTTCCTCTCGATTGTATTCTACTTTGATAACTGCTATGTGAATGGGGAGCTATCCTTCCCAGCCGACAATGAATTCCCGACGATTGAATACGATAATGCCGATGACCTTGGCAGCTTGACAATCGAGCTGTATAAGAAGCGCGAGAAAGTGCGTAAGACGGTCTGTGTTGGCGTGGATGCTGACTGCCTACCTTCGATATTGGACAACGCAGATGAGCCGTTTATACTAACGCAGGATAACGAGCGCATCACAACTGAGAACTTCATCAATTTGTATCAGGAATAAATTCGTATATTTGCACTACATCATAGGAACGTAGGGGTTATGCCGTCCTATTCAACAGGCTGACAATAATTAAATCTCTACTACTATGGCTTGTGTAAGCTACTGCGACTCTTCGCTACTTGACCACAACTTAGTAAACTGCAATGAATACAAGCTCGGCGGCGTGTCTGCTATCCTTGTGGGTGCATGCGGTACCGAATTGGTTAACCCTTCAGATGAGGTCGAAGTCGAGGCATTAATAACTGCCGGAACTGCGAAGCTAATTGAGGACATCCGTTTCGCGTTGCCTGCTGGCTCACCAGTGACTGTTGATAGCCCGATCGGCTGCGGTACTCCAATTCGTATCAACGAAGACCGTACTGCAACCTTGTACGATGCAAACGTTACCGATGAAAACAATACTTTCTGGAATGATGTTAACAATCGCCGCATCGCATGGGTGCTCGCATTCATGTGCGACAGCGGTAAAGTGATTTACATCAATCCTCCGGTTGGTATTACCACATCGGCGAACTTCATCCTACCTGAGCAGAACAATGAATTGCAGCGCTACGAAGTTACGTTCTCATGGCGCGATAAGAATATCCCAGCACAATACGATGCCCCTGCTGGCATCTTTGGATAATGGATATTCAAACCACAAATCAAAGCGGCAAGCCTACCTCAAGCGGGGTGGTGCTTGTTGCTTTTGGTAAGCCTCAATACTATTGGGCTGCTTACAACTTAGCGTATTCGATTAAGCGATTTAATAAGGATTTGCAGATTGCGCTTATCAGCGATTCTAAGGACAGGGCATTGTATCATTGCCATGACTTGACAAATCAAATCGATGTGTATGTTGACCTGCCCGAGCAGCACATATACACGAATAAGAAACTTGACCCCGGCAAGGCGAAGGTATTGCTCTTCGATTACTTGCCGTTCCATTACAATCTCTACCTCGATGTCGATGCTGTATGCCTGAAGGACTTGCAGCCATTGATTGACCAGCTAATTGCGAACGATGCAAAGTATGCCACGCGAGTTGTGGGTGAGCATACCATCGACCAAGGCCGCGATTTCAAGGAGATGCAATGGGCATGGGCTGACCAACTATGGCAGCACTTTGGCCTCGCTAAGAGCGACAAGATTTATGCGATAAATAGCAGCATCCAGTTCATCGAGAAATGTCCAGAAGCCGAAGCTATTTACCGCACAGCTGCCGACCTATACCTCAACAATCCGATGCCGATTAACAAGCTACGGATGAAATGGGGTGGCGGGCAACCCGATGAGCTTTACTTCAATGTTTCATTCGGCAAGAATAACTTCAAGCCGTATGAAATTGATGCCATCTGCTTTCAGATGAATCGTGAGTTCAGCTATGCGCAAATCGAAGAGCGCTTCTACCTGATGAGCTACTATGGCGGCAAAGGATTCACGCCGACCTTTTACATCGAATGGCTCGACCGAAAGCTCAAAGCATGGATGCAACAGGACGGCATCCAGCACAAATACTTTATTCACCGAATAACCGACCATAAGCATGCAGACCCTAAGCGATAAGCCAAAGAGAGGCAGACCTAAGAAGATTGTAACAACTGCGACATTCAACGAAGTGGCACGCCACGGATGGAACAGCGAGCCCGATGTATGTCAGTTCATTGGCTCACTCATTAAGATGAACATTTCAGCGAACGTGCTCGAGATTGGCGTGTTCGAAGGCGAGACAGCCGTTAAGATGATTGAAGCCCTGCCATATGGCGGTAAGTACACAGGCATAGACATCAACAACTATTTGAAGCATGACCTCAAATCATTCGGCACTGATGTCGACTTTGTGCTTGGCGAATCCATAACATTGCTCAAAGGCTATCCGGCAAATCACTTCGACTTTATCTTTGTCGATGGCGACCATAGCTGGGAGAATATATTGCCCGAGTTCAAAGAGGTTGAGCGCGTGCTTGCGAAGGATGGCATCGTTGCCTACCATGACACGATTCACATTCCTGATGTAAAGAAGCTGATGGAGTACGCAGCGCATTATAACTACAATGTGATTACGTTAAACACATCCGAGGGGCGTGGCCTTTCGCTAATTCAGAAACCATGAAAGCACTTACCTTTTGCCGCTCTAAGTCATGCGGCTCGCACATCATAAACCAACCAAGTACTAAAGCAACTGCGTAATGGCACTAAGCATAGAGGACATTGATAAGATTGTGAATAGGTTTGCAATGCTGCATAAGGGCTGGGAAGCCGCAGCAATGAAGACACCTATCAATCCAATCACTAAGCAGCGCACAGGCGTGAGTCAATATCCTGAGTATTGGCCGGGGTATAACTATGCCGCTAAGATGTATGACAGCATCTTGCCGCATACCCGGCCTGATATTTACCCAGCACATCTACTCAGCGTTCGCGCACCTAACCAAACCGATGCACAGGCTGAGTACATCCGAGCGAACTATAAGCCAACAACGCTGAGTGTGTTCGAGGACTTCAAAGCCACGATAAGCCGTGCGTTCGCGGACCAGAACTGGAGCATCCGATACAGCCCCGAGCTTGAGCCAATCTTTGGCGAGGATACGTTCCAGCGTTATGTCAACCAAGAGATTGAACGCTTCGGCTCTTTGGAAGCATTCGTTAAGACGATGCTCCCAACGCTGAAGCTAATCGACCCGAATGGCATTATCGCAATCGAGCCGAATGATGTAGACACATACGAGAATGAGGACGGCGAAGAGATAATCAGCAACGAGCTAATTAATCCGATGCCTGAATACTACTCATGCAAAAGCATCGTAGGGCAAAAGTACGGCGAGTATTACATGGTCATAACCGATGACTATTCAAAGGTGCGCAATGGAAGCAAGGAAGAGAAGAGCGGCATCGTGTTGGAGATTTATGACACGATGAATATTTGGAAGGTTTACCAAATTGGTAAGAAGTCGGACTACACATTCAGCGAACCCGAGCTCTACTATTCGCACAACCTCGGATATGTGCCAGCGCAAAAGCTGCAAGGGATGCCTCAGCTTATCGGTGGGGAGATAAACTTCCAGTCTCCATTCATCACAGCCGTGCCATTGCTCGACCAGGTTATTCTCGATGAGTCATACTTGCAAATCAGCAAAGCCACAAGTGCATTCCCTTTCATGGTTGCTCTGGGTGAGATTTGCGAGTTCACTGATCGCGAAGGTAACAAGTGTCAGGATGGTCAAATCTTCGACCCCATCAATGGCGGTTACCGTACTTGCTCGAGCTGTAATGGCTCGGGCGTGAAGAGCCGATTCAGCCCAACTGGGATGCTATTAATCAAGCCTAAGACAGCATTGAGCGAAGGCGACAGCGCACTCAGCGGAGAGTATCTTAAGTTCGTGAGCCCACCGATGGACACGCTGAACTTCCTACGCACAGAGATTGAGCAGCAAATGGCAAAGGCTCGCAGGATATTGCACTTGCCAAGTTCAGACGAAACCGGAACCATCGGCGAGGCATCGACAGCCACAGGCTCATTGAATAAGCTACGTGCGCTCTATGCTTTCATTAAGCCTATTTCAGACCAGCTATTCAACCTTTACGAGTTTTGCTTGGTGACGATGGGGCGGATGCGTTACGGCGAAAACTTTGGCGGTGTCAATCTTGTGTACCCGACCAGCTTCGACATTAGCACCCCGAGCGATTACTTAGCTGTAATCAGCGAAGGAGTTAAGGCAGGCGTACCGCCATCGATTACGTTCAGCAATGTGTACAACTACATCAAGGCAATTCACTACACCGATGAAGAGACGAGCGCGGTATATGACCTTATCCTCAACGCTGATGAATTACTACTCATGAGCTCGGCCGATATTGCCCTGCGCGTTGCTAATGGCACCATCGAGAAGTACCAAGATGTAATCCATCACAGTGCGCCTCAGCTAATCATGGAGCTTATTCGCAATCACATCCCGACCGAGGGTGCTCAGCGCTTCATCGACCTACCGATGGCCGAACAGATTGCAGCACTTAACCGCTTAGCATCGGATAGGATTGCCGTACAGCTCGACCCGATTCAACAGGCGCAACAGGAACTATTGAATGGCATCATTTGATTCGTTAGTCCGCGATAAAATTAAGCTCTTCGAGTCGGTGCCGGATAAACTGGCAACGGCTGCGATTAAGACACAGGCTGATATATGGCGCAAGATACGCCCGATTCTCGATGACATGGATGTCAGCGCAGCCGGAAACATCGAGCAAACCGAAGGCAACATTAGGCGCATCGGCCTTATTGCTGATGAACTCAAGAAGGTGCTCGCAGGCAGCGAATACAAGGAAGCAGTTCGTGCTTTCCTCGGCTCAATCGATGAAGGGGTGCAGCTCACTAACGAGATTGCACGAACCTTTGAAAGCGCATTCGAACCTACCGAAGTGCAAAAGCAATTGCTGCAAATCAGTAAGCAGAATGCGATTAATACATTCTTTGGTGCGGGCTTGGATGCACGATTCACGCAGCCCTTCCTCGAGCAACTAACCACGAACATCGCAGCACGCGCACCACTAAGAGAGGCCGTTGTTGCACTGGAGGGATTGGTCACCGGCACAGAGGCGAATGATGGGCGGCTGCTTGCCAATATCAAGACCACAGCCACCACCGCGCAAGCCGTTGCAGACCGAAGCTATTCAGCAGCTGTCAATGACGAGCTCGGCATCGAGTGGTTTGAATACCTCGGCGGCGAGATATCTACAACGCGGCCATTCTGCGAGAATCGCGAGGGTGGCATCTACCATCGCAAGGAGATTGAGGCGTGGGGCGCTGGTAAGAATAGTGCTGGCATCAATGACATTCGTGACGGCACATGGGCTGGGCGCATTGACGGCACAGATAGTAAGTCGATATTTACACTTGTAGGGGGGTGGAACTGTCGGCACTATCTTGTGCCAGTGCCCGAAAGAAAAGTGCCGGACACGGTCAAAGCTCGAGCGAGAGCTGAGGGGTTTATTGATTAAATAAATTTTATACCTTTGCTATATGAGACACTTGATACTGTCAGATGGCCGCATCATTCAAGCATCAGACATGGTGGCCGAGCACCTACTTACTAAGAAGGGCGCAAAGGAATTAATACTGCAACCAATTAAAACCCCTCAAATATATGCCGATCAAACCGGAGGAAGCACTGGAGATAGTGAACTTCCTAAACCTAAACGAAGCCGAGAACCTCGAGGAAGCAAAGGAGAAATTCCAGGAGAACTGGGTCAACTCAAAGGAGCTAAGCGAAAAGCTCGGAAAGATTAACGGCACAATTGCGCACGTTGCTAAACGAGCTTTTGAGCCCTTCGGAGTTACGCTCACTGAAGAAGATTTCAAGGACAAGAAGGCGCAAGATGTATTGCGCATGGCATCCGAGCGAGCTCGAGAGGCTTATGAGAAGCAGCAAGAAGAATGGCAACAGCGAGCCGATAAGTCAGGCAGCGAAGAGCTGGTGAAGGAATGGGAGAAGAAATACAAATCCCTCGAGAAGAAAGTGACGGACATCGACTCAGCCCGGCAAGATGCCATCAATCAGTTCGACCAGTTCAAGCTAAAGATGGCAGAGGAACAAAAGCAGAGCAAGATAAACCACACCTTCGAGAAGGAGCTCTCAGCAATCAAGCTCGACCCATCGGTGAATGAGTTTACCATCAAAGGCTTTAAGGCTACCATCGGGGAAAAGTACGCAATAGACCTGGAAGAGGATGGTAATGTATTCGTGAAGGATAAGAACAGCGGCGAACGATTGAAGAGCAAAGAGAAAGCAGGCTCATTCCTGAACCTCTCCGATGTGCTGCTTGCTGAAGCTACGGCGGCGGGCATCATCATGAAGAACCCATCAGCCGGGCAGCGTGTGCCGAGACCGGGGCAGGCTATCATCCCTCCGATTGAGGCACAATCCGACAAGCGTATCAAAGGTGTCAACCCTCGATTCTTCACGAAATGACAATCAAGCAAGCCTATAAAATATTGGTGCATCACGCAGATTGGCGGCAAGGCAAACACAGCGAAATGGTTAGCCCTGCCGACCTGACCAAAGCACTTGAGATTGTGCTTACATATCTCGAAAACAAACTAACACAGAGCGCTCATGCCTGAATATGAAGGTTACAATGTCACGGCATCCGATCGAGCTGGCAAAAAGTATAAAGCGGTAGACGATGACGGCAATGAGATTCACTTTGGCGCTGAAGGGTATCGGATTAACCCCGGCACGGATGCAGGCAACTCTTACTGCGCTCGTAGTAATGGCATCCCTTCTCCGAAAGGCTCGGCGAATTGGTGGGCTCGTCAGCTTTGGAGCTGCGAGGGGCGAAGGTCGGTAAGCGATAAACCTTTTTTTGGTAGAATCGAATTGCCTTAGTATATTGCAGCTCGTTCTTTATTCTCTCATACAATTGTTTAGGCACAATTTGAAAAGGCTTGCAGAAATGCAGGCTTTTTTTATTTATCTTTGTAGCATCTATGATGTAGTGAGCCGCAACTTATCGCGGCAAAGTAGGCGCACCTGTCGGCCTTTGCAACTGGCAGAAACTCCAAACTACATTAATCATGTCTATATCTCGCATTCTATCGGAGTGTCCTAATGTGCAAATGTCACTTAGCGAACTCTTCATCGAAGTTGGACAGCGTGAGCAATTGCCTTTCTTAGAGTTCTTGCTTTCGCCTGAAAACGCAAAACTAATCCGCACTGAGGTTGCACCCGGCGGAGGTAAATTAAAAACAGTACAAGCTCGTTGGATTCAGCGTTTACCTGAGACCGAAGTTGAGACAGATGGTGACATCTTAGCTTGTACCTCAACGAACACTTACGGAGACAGCACAACCACGTACACCTTGGATGTGACTGACACGTACCAAGCATCTCAGCTGATCAATGCTGCTGACATCGCTCGCCATTGCCAGGAGAACTCTCGCTATGTGCTTGAGTCGGTAATGCGTTTGATGGATGTACTTGATCGCAAGGTGGCTTCTGCTGCCGCTGTTCAGGCTGTTGCTGATATCGGAACGTGGGGCACTGAGGTGTCAGGGTACTACACTGTAAGTGGTGACTGCTTGCGCATTGCAACACGCCAAACAGGTGGGCAAGCATTGAACGAGTTCGCCCTTGCTGACATCCTTCAAGCAACTCGCATGGCTAACTATCCAGGTGCGCCTGTGGTATTTGGCGGTGCTGAGATGCAGCGTTATGCTAACGCGGTGCAGGCTGGTTGCTGCACTCAGTTCGGCATCGACCTTCTTGCAATCTCTCAGCAGAACGGATTCGGCTTCGCTTACGATTCTCGCGTTGCAGCGGCTCAAGGTTCGCAGCTTAAGAACTTGGTAACTACAGCCGGAGCAATCCAGTGGTTGTCATTCAACTTGGCTGATTGGAATCAGGGCATTACGCCTGTGGCTGGTTCAAACTACTCTAAGACCTTGGTGTTCACACCGGCTGGAGTTCCTGTTGACCTTACTATGAAGGATGATTGCGGTAATTTGTCGATTGTGTTGACTACAACTGGTAAGATTGTAACTCTTCCGACTGACATCTACGAGTCTTCTGACAAGTATGCTGGCGTTAACTACGTGAACTGCGTTGAAATCGCAAACCCGTAATCGGGTTAATGAGCCTGCTATCCCAAGCGGATGAGGACTTGTTAACCCAAAGCGGATTAGATAATCTAACCACGCAATAAAGGGAGGGCTTCGTGCCCTCCTTTTTTTATTTATCTTTGTAAAAACTAAAGAGATGTGCATTGAATCACTACTCGGATTAAGAGACTGCGAATCACCAGAGCCATCGACTGGGCTCTACATCGATGACCTCGGCATCAACCAAACCTTTCTCGGGCAACTAATCACAGACCAATACCGCAACGGCGTTGAGCTGTTTGAAGATAAACGAGCATTCGCATGGCGCAAACTTTCATCGGATGTGCTGACTAAGCTCAGCCCAATGATGAAGAGCGACACGATAATCGAGAGCAAGCGCGTTGGACAAGTTGTGTCGAATTATGCCAATGTGCAGACTGCTCTTGGTGCTGGCAACTATGGCGGCATTAGGTTGAAGATTGACCCGAACACGGTTAGCTATCTGAACTTTTACCTTGCCGACATTAACCTTGCAATCGACTCGGCTAATGTGAACGTGCCGGTGCTTATCTTCGACATGACCACAGGCAAGTTGATTGAAACAATCACCTATGCTGAGGGCGCGCTCGATCAGTTCATCGGCAAGACATTCACCTCAGCGAAGCGTAAGATGGACATCGCCATCGTCTATGAGTCGGATATAAACACGGTAAAGTTCACGCCAAAGAGAGGCACTTGCACAAGCTGTGGGGGTGGCATTAAGGAATCGCATATCTGCCCATTCGTGGATGCGATAGGCATCGAGCTTACAACGGATGGCACGAACGTGCTGACAAGCAAATCGAGTAAGTACACCACAGGCATGAGCCTCACGTATAATGTGAACTGCGACCGCCAAGGATGGCTTTGCTCGGTAGGTGGCACGATGGCATTAGCGTTAGCCTATGCCACAGCGGTTGAGATTTACAACTATGCCCTTACGATTAGCCCGAATCAGCGAGTGAATACAACGGTAATTGTGAATAGGGGGCAGAACAAGGCCGAGCTCATGGATGGAATCATGGCAGCTCGCGACATCGCAGCAACAAGGTACAGCGAAGACCTTGGCGCTACGTTGCAGAACATGCGCTTGCCTGACGATACGCATTGCTGGGATTGCAGAAAGAACATGAAGTACGTTACAGCCCTGCCATAACATGCCGACACCTGCCGAAATTCAAAAGAACTTAGACTCGTTGTATGAGGGATGGACATCCAAGTTCACTGCCTTATACGGCCCTGTTCGTGAATTGAAGCGCATCATGTTTAAGCGGATATTCGGCACTGGCTCGACCGGAGGCACGAACACGGCGGGCGATAAATTGCCATCGGTACCATACAAAACAACTCCGATATATGTTAGCCCTCGAACTTTGGCAAGTGCGCCGAGTAGGTTCAAGGTTGGCAAACTTGGTGAGCCGATTAAATCGCTTTACTTTCCAGACGGCTACGCACAATTGAAACAAGAAACATCACGCAAGTTACCGCTCGAATTAACTGGCAGGCTGAAGGGTGGATTCTTATCGCAAGAAGTAATTACGGAAGGATTAACAGCGGGCATCGGATTGCCCGATTCTGAAAAGGAGAAAGCGCAAGGGCTTCAGTTTGGCAATGGTAAGAGATTCAAAGGCTACGGCCCTATTTTCCAACCTACAGCGGAAGAGCAAGCCGAGATGCTTGAAGACCATGCAGCCGAGCTTGTGCAACAAATCATTAACGCAATGAATAAATGAATATACTTTCTACCATTCTCGACAGGCTAAACCAGCGCATTGAGGTCGGCAATATCTTCGATAAGATTTACGGCCTTAGCGAGCTTGTAGGCGAGGGCAATGATAAGGCGTGGGCGTTCTACATCGGCAATGGCCAAGCGATTCCTGTAACCGATTACGATGCTAAACAGGGCACGCTCTTTTGGGCCAAGCGTGGCAAGATTAACGTGACCAAAAACGATTCGCTCAAGCTAGCAGGCTGCCGCTCAATCTATGAGACACGCTTCAGCATGACAGCATACGCAATGGTGCGCAAGTCGCATCTACCTTGCGACTCAGCCGATGCACAGGATTGGGTAGCATCAAGGGTGCTGCGACTAATTAGCGGCACTGACCCGCAATTCAAAACGGCTATCGGGGCGATTGCTTATGAGGTAGTGCCAAGCGGGTACGCGAATGAGATTAAGTATTTGCCAGTTAACTATGAGTGGGCAGCGGTTGCAATTGATGTGGATGTGAATGTCAGCACCTCATCCGAGGACGGCTGCTATGATACTTGCGCAACCGGAGACATTCCTCTGCCCGATTTCGAGCCATGCGAGCCTTGCCTTACCGAGGTTGCTGTGGATGGGGTAACAATCACAGGCAACGGCACACCATCGGATCCTTTGGTTGCAATTGGTGGCGGTGGTGGAACACCATTGCGCACTCAGGATGAAGGCACCAACGTAAGCACCAACACAACCACGCTGAACTTTACCGGCGCTGGCGTGACGGCTTCGCTTACTTCGCCTGGAGTGGTTGAGGTGAATGTGCCAGGCGGTGGCGGTGGCGGTGTAACATCCGTAACAGGCACAGCCCCGATTGCCTCAAGCGGTGGGGCAACTCCCGATATCAGCATTACGCAAGCATCGAGCGGCTCGGATGGGTATCTCAGCTCGGCTGATTGGAATACGTTTGATGGCAAGTTCGATGTGCCAACAGGAACAAGCTCGGACTATCTCGATGGAACTGGAACGCCTACGCCGTTTCCAACGCTTACAAATGGAACGGTCACATCGGTAGCGGCAACAGTACCTAACCCGACAAACCCAGCATTCAGCGTTGCAGTACCGAACCCAAACACAACGCCAAGCATTGACATAACTGCTAACGGAGTTGTGAGCCAGTACGTGCGTGGCGATGGCTCACTCGCTAACTTCCCTTTAGGCGGTGGCGGTGGCGCATCGGTTAACTATTACCTCAACGGCTCGATAAGTCAAGGCACGATTGGAGGTAATGCCTACTTCCAAATGAGCCGCGTGCCAGTGCTTGGACCGGGCACTAACTTCACACGCACAAACGCGCAGGGCAATGGCTACATCGCGCAATTCATAACGGATGCAGGTGACCCAAATCTCTTGGCAATCCCTTCAGGAAATTGGACATTTGAAACCTACTTCAATGCTTCGAGTGGCGGTGGCAATCCGAGCTTTTACATCGAGCTTTACAAGTACGATGGCGCAACCTTTACGCTTATCTCATCAGGGTCAACAAACCCAGAAGCGATTACAGGCGGCACGGTAGTCGATTTGTATATTAGTGCCCTTGCAGTACCTTCGACAGTATTGGCTGCAACTGATAGGCTCGCAGTACGCATTTTCGTAACTACATCGGGGCGTAACATTACGCTGCATACTGAGGATAATAACCTCTGCCAAGTAATTACAACCTTCACAACTGGGCTTAACGCATTAAATGGCTTGACCGCGCAAGTGCAAAACTTTGCAACTGGTACAAGTGGCACGGACTTCGGCATCAGCTCGGCAAGCAGCACGCACACATTTAACCTACCAACTGCAAGCGCAAGCAACAGAGGCGCATTAAGCAGCGGTGATTGGACTACATTCAACGGCAAGTTTAACACCCCAAGCGGCACTACCTCGCAGTATGTGCGCGGCGATGGCTCGCTTGCTTCATTGCCTTTTGAGTTGGTAGTTGCTGCATCGGATGAAACAACGGCACTAACGGCAGGCACGGCGAAGATTACATTCAGGATGCCGCGAGCTGTTACCCTTACAGCCGTTCGCGCATCGCTTACCACAGCGCAAGCAAGCGGCAATATATTCACCGTTGATATTAACGAGGGTGGCACGTCAATACTAAGCACTAAGCTAACCATTGATAATACCGAAAAGACAAGCACCACGGCTGCGACACCTCCAGTAATAAGTGATACCGCTTTGGCTGATGATGCAGAAATGACAATCGACATCGACCAAATCGGCAACGGAACGGCAACAGGATTGAAGGTTGCATTAATAGGTACTTACGCATGAGCTTCATTGTTAATCCTTATGTTTATGGTTCGCCATTGTGCGCGGATGCTGATGGCAATGCTTTTTTAATTGCAACAGGCATAACAAACCCGACAATCGCATCGGCTATTTGTACTCTGGTTACATCAATGAAAGCTGATGGAACTTGGGCAAAGATGAGTGCGATTTATCCTTTTGTTGGTGGCACTGCTACGACGCATAAATTCAATCTAAAAAACCCTGCTGATACTAACGCAGCATTTAGGCTTAGCTTTATTGGAGGTATTACCCATAGTTCGAACGGAATTACTGGTAATGCAGTAAATGGATATTGTGATACTTTTATAGCAAATACAGCCGTTGCAGTAAACTCAAATCATATAGCAACTTATTCACGCAGTTCGTTTAATGAAAACTCGGTGGACATTGGCACGTATGGTCAAAACCCACCAGACACTTGGGGTATTCATCATAGCGCAAGGGGTTTTGGGATAGGTATGTTTTTTAGAAATCAAAATGGATCCTTTGCTAATGCGTCAAATGCAGATGGTAGAGGCTTATACATTAGCACAAGAACTGCATCAAATTTTGCAGCGATGTATAAAAACGGAACTCAAACTTGTAGTTTAGCTGCAAGCCCCGTTGCAATGTTAAATGAGAATTTTCAGATTTTAGCCATTAATAACGCATTCCACAGCTCAAGAAATTTAGCATTTGCATCAATAGGCGATGGATTGACAAATACAGATGCATCCAATTTATACAGCACAATTCAAACCTTTCAAACCACATTAGGACGGCAAGTATGATTGAAGTATTCCAACTCACACCCGAACAAGCTGAGCAATTGCGCGGCGTTCAATATGTAGCTGATATGACATTCAACCCTATACAAGATGCGAATGGCAATTGGATAATAAGCAGCGAAGAGGTAAGCAGCAGCACCATCGACTGGGTGAAGCAATTGCCAGCGATTGAATATATTCCAAAAGAATCACTACCTTTGTTCTAAGCAAAAACAACAATTATGGCAGGCGTAAAAGTAACCGACCTTACAACCTTAGCAACGGCAGCAAACGATGACATCATGTATATCGTTGATACAAGCAGCAACACATCGAAGCAAATCGAGGTGCAAGACATCTACTCAGGGATGCCGCAGTTTGCCAGTGGCGAGTTTACGCCTGTAATCTCTGATGAATCGGGATTAACCATATCAGTATTGAAAGGCATTTACAGCCGTGTTAATGATGTTGTAACAATGTCGCTTTACTTAAGTGTTACATTTGATGTAACAGGTGGAGGAGGTTCATTTCAGGTAGCATTGCCTGTTGCAAGCACTTTTGCAACCCCACGAGATTGTTACGGTAATATAACAGTGATTACCAATGATATTTCTGATATGACAAATTGCAGTATTGCTGCTGACACTGCGACTGATAAATGCTTTATAACTATGCAAGCAAATACTGGGATTGACGGTTTCACATTTGTTGCCATAAGTCAATACTTAGTGCTTTAACAAATGCGCTCCACCTCGATTCTCGGGCTTAATCTGATTAAGAAGTACGAGGGATTGAGGCTCTCAAGCTATCTATGCCCCGCCGGAGTGCCGACCATAGGCTACGGCTCGACACGCTACCCGAATGGTAAGAAGGTAATCCTCGGCGAAAAGCTGAGCGGCGAAAAGGAAGCAACGCAATTGCTACTATCCACACTTGACCCATTCGAGGCAGCCGTCAATAAGCACCTACCTAACCTCAATCAATGCCAGTTCGATGCGCTTGTGTGCTTCGCATATAACGTAGGCACAGGCGCGTTGGTTAAGTCAACGCTGCTAAAGAAAGCCAAAGCCAACTCAGCCGACCCGAGCATCCTCGATGAGTTCCTTCGTTGGAACAAGGCAGGCGGGAAGGTGCTCTCAGGGCTTACAAATCGCCGCCGGGAAGAGGCGAATCTCTATTTCTCACTTTGTAACATTTAGCGCCATCTTGCCCCAACGCCGCGCTGGCGTGTGCGTATATTGAGTATGCGAAAAAGGGCTACCAAGCAAAGGCGAATACTCGATGTGATTGTGAAGCACTGGCGCGGCACAATCGGTTCGCTGATGATTTTGGTATCAATCTTTTTGCTAATCTTCAAAGTGATAACAGCCGAGACATTAACAGCCATAATTGCAGCACTCATAGCCGCAGGATATATCCCAAAAGCCAAAAGCGATGCAACAGATTAGAAGAGATACCATCAAAGTAGTGCGCCACAGCAAGCTCAACATTGACACGATGAGCTGGGAGGCTGCTAATGCCGACACATCATTCGCCCAGGCGAATCGTGAGAGCTTTCACGCTGTTATGGCGCAACCGCCAAAGCCGAAAGTGCTAACAGCATTCGACACGATTCAGCCGTGTGATGTATCTTTATACCCAGCCGCCACGTATTACATCCCGAAAACTCACGCTGTAAGAAAGGAGCCGGAAATGCCAACGCCTATGAATTACGATATACTCGCAAATGGAATTGTGCTGACATTCACGATGCTGCTTACCATCAAGTATGCGCTCGGATGTGTGCCAGCATGGCGTTCATTAATTGCGGATTTGCGTTCGGTTTAACGTATCTTTGCAGCATGGCATCGCTGCACATCCTTGAGTCATCAATTGACCTCTTCTATGTGATTACTGATAAGGATGGCAACATCGTCACCACTAACGACCTATTCCGCGAATACTCAAGCCACATAAAGCCCGGCAATATCCTCGACATCGCAGCGCAAGACAGCGACCGCGATGAACTGCTTGCAGCCATTCGCAAGGCGCAAACCAAATCGCCTGACCCGATTCGGGCATACGCAAAGACCAAGCAGAAGATAAGCTCGGAGCGTTTCAACATGTGGAATGTTTACGCCATTGTCGATATGCTGCACTTCATCGGCATTCAGCTTGTCGATGTTACTTCCATCTCAAGCCATGAATACGAACGGCAAAAGATGCTGCTCGAAGAGTTCCGCTTTACCCTATCGCATGAGCTTCGTCAGCCTTTAACCTCGATCGGCGGCTTGGTGAAGATGATAAACGAGCACACGTGGGCAACCGATCAGGAGCGCGATGGCGTGATGAAGATGCTCGAAGATAGCGTTGAAAAGCTCGACAATGTGATTCGGCTATTGGTCAAAAAAGCAACGCGGCAATTATGAGCAACCTACCGGCCACCGATTGCGAATGCGATGAGCGCTTGGTTAAGGTGCTGGCTGTGTACATAGCCGAGAAGTCAATGCCGATTAAGGTGGCGGGCGATATATTGCTCAACGAGCTGCGCGATAAAAGCACCTACCTCAAACGATTAAACGAACTTATACTATGCAGCAAAGCAACATCAGCACGTTAAGCCTATTTGCAATATGCCTTTTCCTTTTGCTGCTATTGCTTCGAACGTGCGGGGCATTGGGCGAGGCTGAAAGCAATGCGATGTACCTGGATTCGCTGAACAATGAGTACGCTGTGCGCATTGCGAGAGATAGCACGCTCATGTACTCGCAAGGCGTGCAGCTCGCGGCGGCAGGCACCAAGCTGCGAGCCTTGGAGCTGAAAGAGCCGGAGGTGGTGATCAGGTACCAAACGCGGACCAAGGTGGTGACGCAAGTAGAACTCGGCGAGACCGTGTACATTGATAGCTTTCCACACTTGCGCCTGCCTCGCACCTTCCATCGGCCGGGTAAGTGGCTCGAGATAGGTGGGCAAATTAACCGCTTAGGACGGCTTCAGTTGGATTCAATTATCATTCCGGTAAGTTATACCGTTGCAATCGGAGATACGCTGCGTAAGGGCTTCCTATCGCGTAAGCGCGATAAGGTGGTAAGGCTTGGCATCGATAATCCATACGTGCATGTCACCGGCATGAACAATATAATCGTGGCCCAGCCGCCGAAGAAGTGGTATGAGACACGCGCATTCGCTTTCGCGCTTGGCGGGCTTGTTGGTGTCGCAATTGGTCGCGCAAAATAATTGCGTTGATTATTAAGCACTTGCGATTTTTTGCGCTGGTGGTTTACTTTTTTCTTTGTTTTAGTATTGTGAATTCAAAATAAGGATTTACATTTGTCAAACAAAACAATCACAGCCATGACAACAGCAATTGAAGTAACCAAAGAAATTCGCTCAGACATTTTCAAATCAATTATTGAAACACAAAATCTAATCGATAAAGAAAATGCGTATTCTGAAGATTTGCGAAAAAAAGATGTTGTAGAACAATATATCGCGCACTTAGCGAATTTGAATCAATACTTAATCGATGGGTATATTCCCCTATAATTTTACTAACCTTAAGGGGGCCTAACCGCCCCCATTTCTTTCTAAACTTTTACACCTTTATACACATGAACACACCAGAACTATCACCAGCGACAACCTTCAAGAATTGGAAGGGCACAGAATTTTTTCACTACAACCACCTCACCGGCACAATGGTCATGGTTGTAAATGACGGCTGCATCAAGGGCCTTTACACCCGATGCGACAGCCAAGCCGCAAACCTTGCACGCCAGTATCACCGCTCGATGGAGCACGGCGTGGCACCTGAGAAGCGCATCTATGACCCTTGCAATATGGAAGAATTCCATAATCAGTTTGCATTCGTCACTGAATACCTTCACGAACAATCAACTCAAGCACTTTTAACCTCAATTTAATCTTTAATCATGAAAGCACCAGTAAACTCAGGCGGAAGTCAAACCCGCCAAATCGCACCCGAAGGCGCATATCCTGCGCGCTGCTACCAAATCATTGACAAGGGCACAACCTTCGATGAAAAGTGGGGCAACAAAAAACGCAAAGTTCAATTCCTCTTTGAACTGCCAACCGAGACCGCTGTGTTCAGCGAGGACAAAGGCGAACAGCCGTTCTACGTGAAGGGCGTGTTCAACCTAACAATGGGCGAGAAGGCATCCCTTCGCAAGTTCATCGAGTCATGGATTGGCAAGAAGCTCACCGATGCGCAAGCCGCTGACTTCGACATCACCAAGCTACTCGGACATCCCGGCATGATTAACATCGCACACAATGGCAAAGAGGACCGAGTGTATGCCAACATCATGGGTATCTCTCCGCTGCCGAAGGGCCTTACTTGCCCGCCTGCCATCAACGAGCTGCTGGCCTATGACACAACCGAGCACAATGCTGAGGTATTCGCAAAGCTGCCTGAGTTCCTTCAGGAAGATATTCGCAAGAGCGATGAATGGATTGCGCGAACTACCGCCAAGCCAGCTGTGCCAGCTCCAACATGGGAAGCATCTGCCACAGACTTCGATTCACTATTTTCAGAGTCAGACGATAAGACTCCATTCTAATTTCTAACCACAAAAAAAGCCCGGCATACACACTATAGCCGGGCTTTTACTAATACAAAACACATGAACAGTATCGCAAAGATAACAATTCCTATCGAGAAATTGTATCAATCAATAAATTCTACCGAGACATTAAATGCTCAGAGGCTAACGGCTAACATTCAGCCAATCGAAAGCCCAAACCAATACACCGCCGCATCCAACGCCATCGCTCAGGTTAACGCTGCTGTTAAGGCAATTCAGGATGCGCGTAAGATGGTCACCGGTCCGCTCGATGCCTACAAGAAAGAACTCATGCGCATAGAGTCAGATGCCACCGAACCTCTCCAGGCTTTCATCGCATCGACCAAAGCTGAGATGCTGAAGTACACAGCCGAGCTTAATCGCAAGCAGCAAGAAGAACAAAAGCGCATACAGGAGCAATCCCGCTCGATGGCCGACTTGACCGATCAGCTCGCTGATGTAAGCATCCAGCACAGCCACATCAAAGGCATTCGCACAATCCGCCGCACTCGCATCACTGGCGAAGTGGATTGGATGAAGGTGCTCAGTGTCCTGTTCGGTTCGGGAATGTACAAGCCCGAAGACCTCACGCAGAACTTGCTCAAGGCAATGGAAAAATGCGGCGTTACCGCCATCGCTGGCATCGAGATTTACGAAGAACAAATACAAACCATAACACGATAAAACATGCCAACTAAAATGACAGCAGTTGAATGGCTGCGACTAACCATTCAAAACAAGCTCGCCTCCGAAATGGGGCCTTTCTTTGCAGAGGCATTCGAAACCGCCAAGGTAGTTGAGCGGGAGTACATGATGCAGATGTATTCAGCCGGAAAGCTCGAAGGCATAAAAGAAGGTCCGCAAACAGCTAACGAATATTTTACCGAGACATTCAACTCATGACACGCGAAGAATACATCAACTACCCAGCGATAAGCGCAAGCCGCATCAAGCGGCACTACACCGGAGACATCAGCTATGCTAAGGCATCGCTTAACTACGGCAAGGATTTTCATTACTCACTGCTTGAATGCGAGTATGAGACAATGGGCGATGCAGTGCGCAACACCTACGATGCAATTCACCAGGTCGAGTTGCTTGGTGAGCTGTTCGACAAAAGCGAGAAGGAGCGCATCGTTGTCACTGAGCTTACCTTCGGGGATAAGACCGTGCTCGCCAAAGGTGCGATGGATATATGCTGGGATGACATGAAGATTATCGCTGATGTGAAGACCACAACGGCGAAGAACCTGCAAGCCTTTGCCGATGACATGATAAAGCACTTCAACCATGTGCAGGCTGTGTGGTACTGCATGCTGATGGGCTGGGATCCGAAAGACTTCTACTACATCGGAGTGCCTCCAAAGGTTAAGAAGTCGGGGCAGTTCAAAGACCTCTACCTCTACCGCCATAACCAGCAAGAGCTTGACCATGCTTACGAGCTAATCGCAGGCTTTCTCAATCAATTCGATGGCAACTATGGGAAGTAAGCGACACGGCCAGCTGGTCATCGATTACGTTGTTGAGTATTACTCGCACACCAAGACGGCAGAGATCGCCAAAGTGCTTGGCATATCTGAGTCGAGCGTTTATAACATCGCATTCAGGCTCGGGCTAAAGAAAGCGCCTGAGTACCTCAGCGAAATACATGGCGCAATGGTGAAAATGGCTGGCAAAAGACACCGATTCACTAAAGGCCACACCCCTTGGAACAAAGGCGTGAAAGGCAACAACAATGCACCCGAGTATACGCACTTTAAGACTGGCCACATTCCAGCAAATTACAAGCCTGTGGGCTGGACTCGCATCGATGCTGAAGGCTATCACTGGACAAAGGTTAAGGAAGGGCTCAATGGCTGGGTGATGACTCACCGGCTTGCCTGGGAAATCGAGAACGGACCAATCCCGAAAGGCAAATTCCTTCGCTTCATCGATGGCAATAAGGAGAACTGGCAAATCGAGAACCTCATGCTGGTAGATCGCGAAAGCAACATGCGACTTAATACCATACATCGCTATCCTGAAGAGCTCAAATCAACAATGAAAATTCTTTCTAAACTAAAACGTAAACTAAAAAATCATGGCAAGGAACAAGATTGAACACCTAAGAGACCACCTATTCGAAGTAATCGAAATGCTTAAAGATGGTGACATGGAAATCGAAAAGGCGAAAGCCATCACTGATGTGGCTCAGACCATAATCAACTCTGCAAAGGTTGAGGTAGATTTCATCAAGACAGTACACGGCAATGGCTCGGACTTTATACCAATGGATAAAAGACTGGACGCATGAAAAAGCAGACGCGTTTATTAGTTCAATTTGTTAGCGATGATCCATTTGGAGGAAAGCTTGAAGAGCTGGGTATATTTAAAACACCTGACGAAGCTTTTAAGGCTGCTATGCCTTACATGAATGATATCACAGTAAAGGCGATTTTTATAAATCATGACAAACAGTGGTTTCAAATATCATGACCCTTCGCCCCTACCAGGAGACTTTCATCAATAACATCGCAGCGAGCCTGCGCAGCAATCGCAAGGTGGTTGCGCAGCTCGCAACTGGTGGAGGCAAAACCGTGTGCTTTTCTGCGATTTGCGACCGCTTCACAGCACGCAATAGCACGGACATCCTAATCCTTGTGCATCGTGAAGAACTGCTCCATCAAGCTTCACGCGCCATCGCATTACCCACACAAGCCGTGACCGCTGGCATGAAGTCAATCCCACATGCTCGAGTTTATGTGGCAATGGTTGAGACTGCTTATAAACGGCTTGACAAGTTCACCAACATCGGGCTGGTCATTGTCGATGAGGTGCATATCGGCAATTTCACAAAGGTCATCGATCACTTCACATCTCAGTATATCATTGGCTTTACAGCAACGCCATTGGCAGCTCGCAAGACCAATCCATTGCTCAACTACTTTGATGACATTGTATGCGGCATCGATATCCCCGACCTGATTGAGCAGGGCTATTTATGCCCTGAGCTGACCTACTCAGCCGCTCAGATTGTCGACAGGGCAAAGCTAAAGATGAAAGCTGGCGAGTTCGATGCAGCCCAGATGGCAGCTGCATTCAAAGCACCTAAGTACATCGAGACAACAGTGAACGCCTACAAGGCACACTCACTTGGCCGCAAGACCATAATCTTCAATTGCAATGTCGAGCACTCGATGGCCGTCAATGCAGCATTCCAAGCCGCTGGCTTCAACTCGCGCCATCTCGATGCTGGCTCGCCTGATCGCTCTGAGGTGCTCCAATGGTTCGCCAACACACCCGATGCAATTCTCAACAACATCGGCATCGCAACCACCGGATTCGACCAGCCAGACATCGAGACCGTCATAGTAAACAAGGCCACAGCATCAATGCCGCTTTGGCTTCAGATGTGCGGGCGTGGGGCAAGGCCGCATAATGTCAAGCTCGCATTCACCATCATAGACCTTGGAGGGAACTGCATGACACATGGCCTCTGGTCATCGCCTCGCAATTGGAGCGATATCTTCCACAACCCGAAGAAGCCAGGCAATGGAGTAGCTCCAGTTAGGCAGTGCCCAAAGTGCGGAGCTCTGCATCACACCGCAAAGAAGGTATGCGATGCGCAATATATCGGAATGTTGTTTCCTTGCGGCCATGTCTTCCCAGTAATCAAGCCAAAGGACGAGGCCATCGAGAAGTTTATCCAAGTCAGCAAGGCTATTGATGTAAAAAAACTAATCGAATCAAAGGCACATTATAAAACATACCACTCTCTGCATGTATTAGTTGAGCAAGTTTTTAACAGTGCTAAAAAGATAACTCCCGAAATCACCCCCATAATTCAAGAAAAAATTCATGAACTTGCAAGGCTCTGGTGCAAAGAGC